CAGCCCAGTCACGAGGGGCGGCAAATACAATTAACTTCTCTCCAGTCGAAGCGTAGTTAGGAACAGCTATAGTTGTGAGTGTGGTGTAGCTCGCACCGTTGTAGTATTCATAAGTGTAGACTGGAGCTCCCGTTTGAGCTTGAGTTACATTGAGGCCTATAAAACCGAAAGTCTTTTGTGCCTGAACCAGAAAACCGGAATTGTTTGTCGTAGTAAAAAGACTGGTGCTAGTGGCGTTTTCAATGTCCGAAACGGCGGTAAAATCTGGTGTGTTTGCAGCGACCAGTAAGCCTAGACTGTAATAAGAAGAGTTGAATTTTTTTAGTAGCCCCATATCTATGGTGGCTCCGGTGCGATTATGTGCGTGGGCTGAGAATAGCATTAGGTATTTACCAGCTGCCGCAGATAAGGCCGCCGCTTTACCGGTCTGTTCATATCCCATGTGCAGGTGTTCGATAAAACGGCGGCTCATAATTATTTGACCTCTTGTTTAAGGGCAGATTTTGTTTCGACTTTTTGTAGCGCCGCTAATTTTTGATTAGCTTCTTCTCTAGATATCTTTTTGAGCGTTTCTGCAGTGGGTTCTCCGCTCAGTAAATACATCATACCACTACCGATGGGACGTTCATAGACTGTACCTTCGGAGCTAACGTGGGCAGCGTAATGTTGCTCTTCCAGGATTTTACCCGACTTTGGGTCGCGTATATGTGATCTGAGATCAAAGTTTGTGTTATTGGACATAGTGTCTCCTAAAAATTGAGTGTGGGCCATATGACCCACACTCTTGGTAATTAAGCAGAAGCGAGTAAATGGGTCTGGTTAGCCTTGTATTCAGGACGCTCATGCGCCACGAATGAAGGAATGCCAGAGCCAACAGTAGCTGCGGTGGTCACGTCAGGGAGCAACTCATCGCCAGGCTGAAACTGCGATGGTGAGATGTCCTTGTATACGACCGTACCGATGGCCGTACCGACTGGAATGGTGATCGTTCCGAGTGACGACTGGCCTGTCGCGCTGCCTACAGTAGGACGTTTACGGAACGTCACTACGGGGGCAGTTACCGTTGGGGCTACCGTAACTAGGACTTGGATGCGGCTGACTTCGCAGCTGTCTACACAGATATGCGAAACGTCTGCAACGGCTACAGCAGACAAGTCTACCGTAGACGTTTTACTAGCCGCAGCTCTTGGATGAAACATATGGCCTTTTTTAAGATATGACATTTTATTTTCCTTTCTCTCTACAATTAAGTGAGGGAGCCGAAGTGAATAACACGAGCTTCGCCATCGTTAGCAGTATCCCAGATGATGCCGAATTCTAGGATGCCGTACCAGGCGACAGCCTTAGCACGACCGAAGTCTCCTGGAATAGCCGCGCGAAGTTCTGGATCTTGTACGACCGCCATAGCTACGCCATCAGCACCGAAGAAGATAGCCTCACCGACAGTGCCGCCGTTACGTGAGCTAGACAATGCGTTAGCATTGTTAACTTCGATGAAACGGATGTTTTCTAGACGACCAATTTCGCCATTATACTTGGCAGTTGGATCAGTGTATTGGTGCCAGTTTTCCCAATCCGGATCGCTAATAACGCCACGTTTTGCTTTAGTGCTGATGAGACACATGTAGTCGTCAGCTTCGTACGCAGGTACGTGCAGAGTCGAGAACATGTAGTCGCGAATCAGTTCTAGGTGAGCTACTTTCAAGTTCGAAGACGAAGCAGCGTTAAATACAGCTGCCGTTGCGAATGTGAGAGCAGTTGCCGACGTGCTGTTAGCTTTAATTTGGCAAGTCTTGAATGCGGCAGCTGCAGCCGAATCCATGACAAGCTTCATCTGGTCGCGAAGAGCCTGCTGTACTACGGATTCGACGTTGATCGAACCGAGATCTTCAGTAAGGCTGTTGTAAGGAACAGAACGGCCCCATTCAGTTACCGTGATAGCGACAGTGCTGATGGTGAGAGTGTCTTCACCGATCTTTTGCTGTTCACTGAGTCGGCCCGAGGTAGGTTCTGAAAGCTTTGCGATACGAGTGATCGTGATCGATTCGCCCTTTTTCTTGCCGTAACCGGCCTCCGGTTTTACGAACTGCATGAACTTAGCCTCTGCAAGCGCCTGCTTACGAAGAGCTGAACTCATGGCATGGTTTTTATACACGCCCGTTGGCTGGTCAAACGTCCAGCTAAAAGATGCACCCATTGTTTAGATTCCTTTCTTAGTTTCGAAAGTATTTTTACTTTCGTTTCATCTGCCTAACTTCGGATACGAAATTCGTAACCGGAGTCGGGGTTTTGGTTACGGGGATTTTAACTCCACCGGTTCCAGAGGTTACCGCTGGATCGGACTGGAGTTGTTCTCCCCCATTAGATTTTCCACGCAACTTTGCCATGTAGACTCGAGTTGCTTTGCCCAGTTCTGGCAACGCTTTATCGATAGTGAGTTTACCGAAAGTTTCGCGAGTGCTTGGAAGATTAGCAACCATGTCGACTAGCTCTTTGTGCTCGGCCAGATCTGGGTGCTTGGCGTAAAAACTATCCCAGGTGTTACGAATAGCGTTTGCGTTTTCGGTGACTCGTGTAGCTGCGAGTTTTTCGGCGTCCCATTGTGAGCGGAGCTTTTTCTCGAATAGTTCGAAGGCTTTTGTCGGATCTTCGAATAGGATGTCGGCGGGATTGATTTCAGGTTCGATTGCTGCGGGCACTACAGTAGAATCGATCAACCCTTGTCTATAAGCGGCTTCACTTTCTAGGCGAATTACGTAAGCATCAGCTTCTTCTTGGGAGTTGAAGGTATGCGAACCTACGCGGAAGGTTTTAGCTGCAGGCGAGACTTCAGGGACCGCTGGCTCCGCTGGAGACACAACAGGGTCAACGGCCCCCGGTTCGGGAGCTGCCGCCGGACTTTCGTCCTCAGGCGCTGACCCTAGTACTTCTGTAAAGATGTCCAGTTCGGTAGCTTCTAGGGCTTCCGGCTCAGTCTCCACCTCGGGGATGGGTTCTACGGGGTCAACTTCGGGTGCAAAACTAGATTCTGGGTTTTTAAAAGCTCGTTGATTATTACGTGGCGTCTGTCTCGACATTTATAACTCCTTAGTATGTTGTGTAGCGATAGCTTTTTGACCTGTCGCTACTTGTCTCGTTAATTTCGTCTCTATATCGTCTAAAACGCACAGAGCTGCTATTTTAGATTGAACTCTAACTGCATCGAACTTACCAGCTCTGTAGTCTGACTTCAATTCAGCTAAATTCTGCTCGCGGAGCAGATCGAATATGGGCTGCATGTGACTCATTACGAGTTGCCCCATGTTGCCTATGTTTACTCGGGATAAAAGAGTTTCTATTTCGTTCATTGTCCACTCGGATTGGGGCTAGGGTTGGCTCTGCCATGAGCAAATACGGTGCCTGGAACAGGACCGGCGTTCGTAGAGCTTGCGCTCGGAACTTGAGACATTCGATTTGGGGGCGCTCCTGGTCCTCCGGCACCTGCAACAGGTTGACCTGGCGGTTGACCGGCGGGAGCTGCAGCTTGGAGCATGCTCTTTTGCACCGCATTAACGGTTTTTTCCGGTTGGCTCAATTTCAACTTACCCTCTTCTATACCGAGTGCTTTCATAATCTCTGTTAACAGTTTACCAAAACTGTATTCTTTTGCGAACTCTTCTACGAGGACTTCGGAGCCTGCTATGGTCTGAAGGAAAGTGGTAATACGACGAAAGTCTTTGGATTTGTTGAGTGTGCCGGTGATGCCGTAGACGCGGAAGGCATAGGAGCCAACAGTTTCGGCGAAACGTTCAGGGCGGGATAGAGCTTTTATGGCCAGAGCCCGGTCTTTCCCGAGTAATTTCATCATTTCAGGGGCATCGAAATCTTCATAATGCTGGCAAGAGACTTGCCACGATTTTTCGAGCACTTTAACTATGAAGTCATTTTCGATCGATTTTGCAATACCATTTAACATTCCAGTAATGCTTTGGCTCGATTCAACGACTTCAGTTGCTTTGACTTGACGTCCAGGAAGCACTCCCATACGCAGATCGTTGGTGAGGGCGGAGACTTGGAACTCTTTGTCTGTGATATTGAGCATCGCGAGCGATTCTTGGCTCATCGAAGCTGTGTCTACACGCTCTAGAACTTTTTGTCCTGGTGGGCAGTTAGTACCTACGTCTAGAGTTTGGCCGGGATAGACTCCATTGGCGACCTGACTAGCGTCTTCGAGCCAATCGACCCGGAGCTGCTTAATACCGTGAGCCGCCATCATGCCACAGTCGAGGTTTAGATTAAAAAGTTCGTTTAAAGCCTTGTTATACATCGTAGGAGCATCCATTAGGGCTTTGTGAACGACTGAATCAGGTACGCGTACGATAGGAGCGACTACGAAAGGTGAGGTGTTATGCCAGAAGGGATTTTTTTGCGGCGCACGTACTAAGTAACGATCATTCACAACGGCACATACGACATTTTCATGTAAAACTTCACCTTCGGCGCTCAGAATCGTTCCCCAGCACTCGCGAATGCGGACTTGTTTCCTGTATCCGCTTTCAGCCATAACTTGGCCATTAGCACGAGCTTTGCGGGCATCTTCTTCAAGTGCTCGCATGTCACCGTGAATCTGATCGACTACTTTTTTATCGTAAATTCCGAGTGGATTGGAGCGGGATTTAACCTGAGCTTTAAGTTCGTGCAGATCGATGTCGAATTCATGCATTTCGTAAAGGCCACGCCCGGTCGGATCAATGTAATAGTCTTTGAATGGAATTATATTGATCGCTAGTTGCCAGACTTTATCTGTGTGCCGAAAAAGCTTTTTTACTTTGGCGAAATCTTCGCCTTTAGACTCAACAACGTCTCTAGCAGTGTAGGTGGATTTATTTACCCAGCGTCCATGCACTTTAGCGATCATCAGAGAGTTCAGAAGCCCATTTTTCAGGCCGTCACCGAGGCCCGTATAGAAGTCGGCTTTTTGTAACTGGCTTCCCATGATACGTTCGATATCTTGTGCGGTAATGGCGGGATTTTCTACGCCCGGTTGCTCGTCTACTGAAAACCACTCACCCAGGTCAATAAGACCTTGCTGGGCGAAACTGACAATTTGCTCAACGGCCATAGATTGTTTAGCTAGAAACTCTTTACTTTGACCCTGAGACTTATGGCTCCAGTCTTGCTTCAGTAAATAAGTATCGCTATTCATGGTGTTTTGATTGATGCGATCTCGACGAGCGCTGTCAGCTTCTGTTTTGTAGTTATATAGACATGTAACTACTTCGGCATCTTTGGGGTTCAGACCCTCTGCTAAATTGGTCATTATTTAGACCCTCCTTGGGCCATGTTAAAGCTGTACATGGGATCTGGCCCGCGCACGCGTTTAGTTGATCTCATTTGAACAAGTCTGCAGGTTATCATCTGAAGGGCGTCATGAGGATGAGAATGCTCGTCTTTGATTGGGCGCAGTTTAGTGGGTTCTATTTCTTCAGCAGTCTCAGGAAAGCGATATCCGCCCTTGAAGCCTCGTACAAGGACGGGGCACGTTGAGAGGTCGATTTGGAAATTCGGAACGCCTTTCGTCGCAGATATGAGGAAATGCTCGACAGAAGATTTGCGAGCCTCAAAAGCAATAACGCCAGGGTTAATTTTAAGTCCGAGGGCGGTAAGGACTCCGAAACAGGTTCCTTCGTCAGTGTCTTTACGGGCACTTCCACTGGGGTCGGCGTAGTCGAGCCAGTCTCGGCGCATATTTCCCCACTCGGGGTATTTAAGTGCGAGGTCTTTAAGAACACGCTCAGCAAAACGCTTTGCTCCCATGTTAACTTCGACATATTCTTGCAACACAACCAGCTGATCTCCCTGTAGCTGTGCGATGACACAAGCAGGCGTGAGGCCAAAATCCCAGCCCCGCAATAAGGGCAGCCCAATTTCGGGTTCCAGTCGTGTTTTAGATCCATGAACATGCTCCTGGAAGTCTTGATAAACGGGCAGTCCTGAGAAACTGTCCCATTGAAGCTCATATTCTTGCATGTACTGCGCTCGAGGCATACTGGATTTGATGTTGGCTCGGTAGGTGTCGTCGTTTTTAGCTGGGTTAGCGCTGTAATGGAGTTGAAAAACTAAAAACTTATTACTGGGATTGATCCAAACTTCAACACCTTCCATGGGAAAGCGATCCATGCCGGAGACTTCGACTTTAAATTCGGGAGCTGTTCCGACTCGACTCATACTGTGTCGCCCCCCGTGTACAATTCTAGTTTGTCAAAGACTAAAGCCTTGAAAAAACCCGGCGCAGGAGAACTGACTCCAGTGAAACGTCCACCACCTTCTAGTGTCGGAATACTTGCGGCGTACATTTTCTGGGCATCAGACCAGAATGCCATTTCATCTCCCAAAATACCTGAAAACGTAAACTGCCGAAGTTGATCCGCCCCTTGTGGGAAGCCTTGAATACGAGATTCAATTTCCGGAAACGCTAGGTGACAGAATTTCGGTTCTTTACGTGGAAGCAGGTCTTTTGGAATTACGGATTCTGGGATGTTGTCGTATATGAATTCGGCACGTTTTACGAGTTCGTCAGCACTCTCTTCTTTTCGGCTTACGAAGGCATTGTAACGACCGACGTGGAACATCGTGTCCCAGAGATAGAGCGCAATATTTGCCCAGCTCATGTACATGCGCCGGGATTTCGGAACGAGTATCTTTGGATAATGCTGCCAGCATCGAGTGTAGACGTATAGATAACGAAAATGGGCTGGAAAAGCTTTGATCGGATTTTTCATGTCGACTTGATCTTTGGTGTAGACGCAAGTGGTTAGAAAGATCCAAGGATCATTTCGAATTTCTTCTAGACGTCGTAGTGCGATTTCGGGTCCAATACTCAAATTAAATCTCTTGTACGACCATGTAGATTAAATAATTTTGTCCGACTGTGTAGGTTTGTATCCATGGGTAAGCGCCGGCAGGGAATTGCATCGGGAGTGGATACCAAGTTAAAGTATTAGCAGCCTGGGCATTAAAAAAGTTGGAAGTACTAACCGCACCAGAGAAATAAACTGGGCCAGTTGGTACGGTGGCCGTGTTTATTGAAGCAGGGATAGAGGTTGAATATCCGAAGCTTACCAATGCTGCGTTTGCCGCACCGGCGGCTAGCCAATAAAATCCGTGTGAAATGCCAGTTTTTCCAGCACTTACTTTATACGCATCATTGGCAGTGCCATGAGCGCCCTCACCAAATGCGCCACTTTGAGGAATAAAAACACAGTAATTGTTCGCCGTAGCACCACCGGGACCAGTGCCCGCATATACAGTACAAACGTTTAATCCGATTGGGGTAACGCCACTGGGGCCTGCCGCTGAGCCGGCACCACTTCCGTTTGACGGGAGAGTTCCGCCACCGATTTGAAAAACGCTGTTTACTTGAGCTGTTGACATAAAGTCTCCTTTTAAATTTCTGTGCCGACTACTTGGATGTAAAGTTGATCTGCATTAACCATGGTTTGAAAGAATGGGAACGAATTAGCTGGAAAAGACATAGGAAACGGCATCCACTGCAACGCTAAAACAGGCACAAAACCAGTGGCTCCTGAGACGTTGTTGAATTGTCTGACAGTTGTTGCTCCGCTGTAGTATACAGCGCCAGTCGGTGCGGTAGCCGTATCTAAGGCGATAAGAGCTGCTGTACCATAGCCAAAACCGATAAAAGAGGTATTCACAGCGAGCGAAGAAGTCCAGTAAAAACCCGGTGAGACGAACGTTTTAGAAGCGGATACTTTATATTGGGCTCCGGCAGTACCCGCTCCAACAGCCCCCGAAGGGATCAATGCGCAATGATTATTTGCCGTGGCTGAGCTTATAAATTTAGCTATCATGAAGGTAGCGGCAGATATAGGAGTATTGCCCCCAGTTTGCGTGCTTCCTAATGCTCCGTTATATCCACCTATTGCTAATGTACTTGCTGCTACTGGATTTCCCATAAAACTCTCCTTATTGGATCGCGGTGACGTGCCAATTTGATCCGTCAGAAACGATGGTAACGGATGTTTTTGGATCGGTCAGTTGATAAGTTAGGTCGCCATCTATAGTCTGTGCGCCGTTAGCAGCCACAGTTACAATACTTGCGGACGAGTCACTACGTTTTATAACGTGACTGACGCCAGAGTTACCTACGGCGGTTTCTAGTGTGATTGTAAAACTGCCCGTAGCAGCGTTACAGATTATATAGTTGTCAGTGTTTACGGAAGTGTAATCTGCAGATTTAGTTACGAGTAGGCCTGCACCAAATGAACCTGTCGCTCCCGTAGCTCCGGTATTTCCAGAACTCATAATAAGGCTGAAATCCTGAGGTGTGCCAAGGGCCACAGAATTAATATCCACAGTAGCAACATCGTTAGCTATGAATTGTAGTGGTCCGGGAGAAAGTGTAATAGATCCCCCATACACTAATCCACCATTACTAGCCACAATCCCGATACCTGAGTTAAAAAGCACACCAGCCCGGTATTGTTTCACAGTGAAAGTTGTGTTTCCGGAGGTTCCTCCGTTGAACATGCCTACTTTAACGGCTGTGACGGAAACTCCTGCACTAAACACGTATGGGTTACCGATGTCGTCTCCAACAGAAGTTCCACCGGACTGTTGAAAAACGATATCCCCGCCTACGGCGGTACTTGCTGTAGTCGTTACAGCAGTCCACAGTCCATTAGCACTTAAAAATTTAGAGGCGGCAGCATCTCCCGTTGCTGGAGCCGGAACGAGTCCTTTTACTCCGCCCGCACCGGAATCTCCGATGAAAGCCGGAAGCATTGCAGTAGCAGTGACTGTAGTTATGTCTTGGGCATCTGCAAGCGCTGCGGTTGAATTGGCTTTGAAGGTGTTTGCCGGCATCTGTGCGAGTTTTGAGTTTGTAATTGCGTTGGCTGTGACGGTGAGTGCGCCAGCAGCGTTCATAATGGCGTCGCCGGTGACTGTGACTTGAGTGGCTAGGTTGGCTCCGTTGCCGACATAAATGTTTGCCTGATTGAGTGCGAGTGCGCTGGCCGGGGCAGAAATAGTTACAGAGCCCGGTCCATTGAGGATGGTGACACCAGTGCCGGCAGTGATGGTCGATGCGACTGGCGCGCTTCCGGTGAAACCGATTAGAAATTGCCCGTCAGTCATAGGAACGGAAGCGAGTGTGCCGTTGGAGTTCGACGTTACAGCGCCCGAGCTGAGTGCGGTGACAGTTATAGATTGGACTTTGAAGTCTCCGTTGACGTCCCGAAGAACGAGAGTGTTTGGAGTCGCGAGTGCAGTCGCAGTGACGACTTTGTTTGATGCAGAGTCGAAGCGAAGCCAGTCGACCAAGCTGAGTGACCCGGTGGAGCTGGCCGTCGCAGTGACCAGAGTCATTACTTGAGTTGCGGAATCGACCGACAGCCCGTTAGCTGGAACGGTGACAAACACGTTTCCTGTGTTTGTGCCCGAAGTTTGTGCCCAATTAGTAGTAAGGCCCGCATCCTGTTTTACGAAAAGTGCGCCACCCGTAACGCTTGTACGAAGAAAAAGTGAGCCTCTAGGGGCATTTACAGCAGTAACAGTGGGAGTCGCAACACCTTCGAGTATCTGCACTCCATCTTTGAAACGAATTCCTTTATTGACTAGGAGTTTTCCAAAGTCAGCATCGTCCCAGATGATGGGGGCTGCGGCATAGGTCGCTGCAGAAACCAGAAGCAGCGCTAAGAGGGCTAACTTTTTCATATATTAACCTGCCAAGTTTAGAGTTATTAGACCTGAGGCTACGGGATTTACTGACAAGGATCGGACCCATATGCGGTCACCAATTACTAGCGCCACGCCAAAAGCCGTAGGGCCTTCGCCTTGGTTAGATACGAAAAGTGAATTTGCAGCGAGTGCCGCTGCGCCCGCATTGGCCCCTTTGGCAAAAGCTAAAGGCTCACCGATGTTAGCGCTGATTCGTATCGTTGTGACGGTGTTCAGGAGAGCCGCGGCGTCGTAAGGGCTAAGCGTTCCGAATTCGACGAAAGCTCCGGCGTTATCATTGATGTTTACGGTAGCACAGTCATGAATGCGCGACTCGAGTACATTGGTGCCTGTACCTGCTCCGCCACCACTTCCGCTTCCACTTCCGGACGCTCCTTGCGAGACTCTGATTTCCATTAACTGGCCCCTTTATTGTTGGACATAAGATATAAAGTATTTATGTATCGGAAGTGTCCCTGTATTAAGATAACACACGGCTTTACCCGCAGGAACAACGTAACCGCCGCCGAGGTTGTATAGAGTCGTTGATACAGTCGATATGGCTTGTTGCAGTATGGTTTGACCTGTAGCGCAGTTAGATGCGGTTCCGTATACTAAAGAAAATGTCGGAGAAGTTCCTGATACGCCGGCTACGGTGTTAGAGCATAGGTAAGTTTTAGCTGTCCCTGAAAGAGGTATGATCTGTACTGCTGCCGTACCTGAGGTTGCTCCAGTGATAGATCTCAGATCGGCACTCGGATTTATGCAAGGATTGCCCCCATTGGGGCTGGATGAAACCACTAACCCTGAAGACAGAGCAGTAGCAGAAATGTTCGCCGCGGTGACGGAGACTTTAGTCGTCCCGTCGTGAATGGTAGCGAGCCAGGGCGTTGTGTTGGGAGTGTTGCCAGGTTGGACTGTCCATGTCCCATTCTGATTCACAGCACCTATGACTTTAGTTGTTTCCGCTGCGAGTGTCGCCTGTGTTGCGAATATTCCGGTATTAGTCACTTCCGTTGAGGGAGCAGCGACTACAGTAACACGACCGATGAGGGCAGAGCTGTTCGTAAGAGCAGACATCGCAGTAATAGATACGGATTGGGTTGACGGGTAAAATTGCCCCGTTACAGTTATTGCAGAAGCTCGTAGCTGTGTGTCGGTGAGAGGCCCCTCGTAAAATAACTGGGCATGCGCAGTTGAGTAGAGTGAAAAAGCCAGCAACGACAGTAAAATAAATTTAAAATTCTTCATGGTGTTGCAACCTCTGCGTACGCTAGGTCTACACTTGTATCGACACCAGCGCCACTTTTCTCCACTGTAAAAAGTAAATTGTTACCTGGCTCTAGTATGAAACCAAAATCGTAATTCATTGTAATGCAATCTGCTGTGTTGATTATTCGAGTCGAATCGATCAAACTGCCGTTAGCTGTTACTGTGGGTATGGTTGTTATTAAGCCTACAGCTGCAGCCTGCCCCGTTTGTCTTCCCCCTACCGCTGTCACAACAGTTCCGTTAACTGTGACTGTTGCATTCAAATACGTACGATATATGCAACTCCCTGAACCTGGCGGGTTGAGCATGGAAGCGTCGAAGATCAAACTGATACCCGATGCTACAGGATTTCTGACCAGCATCATAGGGCGCTCTGCTGCAGCTCCCGTGGTGACGTAGTTAGAAGAGGCATAAAACATTTTTCCTGCCACAGAGTAATAGTAATTTAACATCGAAGTAGGGAAGGGGGTTTGATTACTGGCTATAGTCACAGGAAGTGACGCAGCCATAGGAGCCTGGCCAGATGTTACGCCAGGTATTTTAGTACTGACGTCCACTATTTCTTACCTTTGGACTTATTGGCAAGTTTCTTTAGTTCCGCCCGAGTGGCCCCATGATCGGTCGTACCGTTGAGATTTTTTATATTGACGTCGGGCTTGGAGTATCCTGCACCACGCGGATCGTTGAACTTTGGCTTCGTGTCGGCTTCAGTTTTAACTTTAGAAACATCCTGGGAGTAGTCAAAACGCTTTTGATCGTATTGCTTTCGATTCTTACGTGAAGCTGCGATCTCAGCCAGCCAATCGCCTTGTTTTTCCTTGCTCACAAACTGCCTCCAGATTTAGGAATGTTTAGGCTGATCCAAGCGTCCAGATCCGAATACTCATCGCGCTTTACTTTAGGTGACTCTTCTACTGGCGTCTCTTTAGTTTCTACTGGCGTGATGTTAATTGTCGAAGGAAGTTTGTCAACTGGAGTTTCAACCGGCGCACGCAATACACCCATTTTATCCATAGCATCGAACAAATCTCGAAGCGTGTTGTTTTTAACCTCGAGCGTCTCTCGAGCTTTACCATGAAAACGATCCATGAAATCTTTTGCCACGGCGTACTTCAAAGCGCGCCGTTCTTGAGGATCGTCGATAATCTCTTCGGCCAGCACTACAGACTTATTAGCCAGACGCTTAAAAAGATCCTGCGGGTTGATGCCGTACATTTCTTTTTGGTAGCGTTCGATTTCAGCTTTAATACGTTGCGTATTCAAAATGATCGAAATCCAGGCAGCCGAAATACCAGTCTCTTCTGATATCCTAACCTGATTCAACCCGTTAGCTGCGAGCATCGCAATGCGACTATGCTTATGGTTAAGCCTTTTTGGCCCACACCATTCGCTCCAGGTGACCGAAGCAGGCTTAGGTAACCCCGCCCTACGCATCTGACGCAACAGATCTCCCGTTACGCGTGGCGCAGTTTCAACCTTCGGCGTAATTTCCTGTCCAACCTCCACCTCATCGTCTCCATCCATTGTATAAAAGTGTAGCTTACCTTTGGCAAACGAGTCAAGTAACGTTACACTCAAAGTCATGGGAAGATTACTTGTATGGTCTGATCCTGAAGATTTTCAGTGTTCATGCGAAACACACAGCGAGGGCATCGGAGACTACTATAATGCGATGATATGCCCTGAGTGCCATGTCGGCACGTTACGAACGCACCCAGAGCTTCCCAGGTGGCTCAAATGCGGTCTGTGCGGGTTCTCGACAGTCGAAACTGTAAAGCGCGCAACCTTGGAAGAACTTATGCTCGATCAGATGGAAGACTTGCGCCTTGATATGGAAAACGAACTCATGCGCCTGACAGAGTCGATTGACTTTGAAAATGAAGATGAGTTTGATGCAGAGAGTTAGAAATGCACCATGTATGCGCATACCGACATACTGACATACCGACATACAGACTTTCCGAAGACGTAATATCCGCTCTCGCCCACTGGAAGTTAAATCTCTTTTTCGGCAAAAAAATATATATATTTTAGTATAATGTACGTCGAAACCAACGATAAGACTCAGCCCGTCAGGATTGTAAGTGCTTAGAATTACTCAAGAAGTGGGTAGTTGAGTAATTCAATTAGGGGTCTAAATTACTGCACTGTGTAAAAAGTGTGAACTGAATCATATCATAGGGTTAAGTCAATAATTCGATTTTAACGGGGCTTAGATATTACGAGGCTGCAGGGGGGCTGCGCCCCCCTTTCGCCTCGGATTTTAAGGGAGCAGTGTGTTATGATGCATAGCGCACGGTAAACCGACAAACCGACAAACATACTTTTGTGGGGGCCATTGTGTCTTTACGCAGTGCGTCGACCGGGGAGAATTAAGGGAATAGGTGCGTTAAAAGAGGCCTTAAAATGATGCACTGTGTTTCTATTTGACTCACTGCAAAAATTGAAAAGTAAATAAAATTTCTATTTGACTCCACGCGTTAAATTGAAAAATAAATAAAATTTCTATTTGACTCACTGCAAAAATCGTGCCAAGTCAACACAGGGTGCCTAGGGGTCAGGTCTTGTCAAGGTTTTTTGAATTTTAATTTCGGAGCTGCGATTTTATTTCCTTGCTAAACGTTTTTAGTTTGACATACGCGCTTCGATGCTCCCGCTGCGGGTCGGCGCGAACGAGCACAGACGCATGTGTCAATATGCCCCGTTGAAGGGCTAAATGCGTTTCATTTACAACGCTTTGCGTTTATTAAAACCTTGCTCGCCCCCCGCGACCTGCAACACTCGTTAGCAATGTGCCCCCCGAAGGGGGGAGCACCTCGCAACATGCACCGAGTCTAACATGATGCGTCCGAAATGTCAATACAAATTCGTATTACGTTTTAAAATAAATTCGCATTGCGGCGTAAGATTTAGCTATACAATAGTATTACGTTGATGTATTACATTCTTATCTGAGGCGCATTAGAGCGTGTTTGTCGGTTTGTCTGTTTAGCGAAAATTCTAGCTGTTTAGCGAAAATTCTAGCGGTTTAGCCG